CAGATATCGATTTTGAGCTAGGGCCGGTCTACGAGACAGACACCGCGCCGCCAGAAGATAGCTACGTAGCGGAGGCCACGGCGCTTGAGTATTTCGCGGACGATCCCAGGGCCACGGCCTTCATCTCCCTGGATAGTACTGTGATGGCTTGGTACCTGGCGCGGGCCACAAAGGTCATCGATGCCCTGCCCCTGCGCGGTGTAAAGTATCTCACCGATGGTACTCAGGATCACCAGTTTCCCCGGCAGTATCGGGAAGGCTATGATATGGATGAGCTGACCGGCGAGGCCGAAGTCCCTCAGCAGGTCAAAGACGCCTGCTGTGAGGAGGCCCTGGCCCTGTACCTAGAGCAGGCCGGGGGTGGAGCCAGCCGGGCAGCTCTCCAGGAGGCGGGGGTGCAGAGCTACCAGATCCCTGGTATCATCTCGGAGACCTTCCGGGCTGGCGCAGGGAGCAGCCGCTATGGCCTCCGCAGTCCGGATGCCTATCGCCTCCTCTCCAGATACATCGCCCGGAGCGTGCCAATAATATGAGCCTGCTGACACCCTACCTGGCGATGCATGGCGTCCCTGTCACCTGGAAGCACAAGACAGGGAACGACGGAGACGATGATATTTTCACCAGCAGCACCATAACCGTCCTGTGGGCTCACGGAGCGCGGGTGGTCCGGACTGCCCAGGGCGATGAGCTGCACTGCCAGGCAATATGCAAGACAGAGGCCGCCGTGGTATCTGGGGATGTCATCTCCTATGGGGGCAGGGATTACCCTGTGCTTGGCTTGGTTGGCGTGGCCTACGACGGATCCATGAGGTCGGTTGCCCTTGGCTGAAATTAAGTGGCATCCTGAGGCCTTGCAGAAAAGGATGAGGGACGCTGCCATGGATGCTCTGCACCAAGCTGGGGAAATCATCCTGAAGGAATGGGGCAACACCATCCCCCACGCCACCGGAGACCTGGAGAGCAGCTTAACCGTCACTGATCATTCCAGAGACCTTAAGGTCACAGTCTCCTCCGCCGGGCCTTATGCTATCCGACAAGAGCTGGACGATACCCTGAGACATCCTGACCCTACCAACCCATCTTCCCGGAGTGGCAGGAAAGCCCACGCCGGCAGGGATGCACTCAACAACAACAGAGAGAACATCGCCAAGTTCGTACGGGACCGGATGAAATGAGCGCAGATCTGGAATTCCTGGAAGAGCTGGTCAATGGCCTGGAGACATCCGTCCTGGAATGGCTCCAGATAAAAATAGGTAGAATTCTTGCAGCCAGAAAACCAGAAATCACAACCAGGCGAACGATAATAAGAAAGCGATAATAGTGCTAATATAAGCACAGGATTTTAAAATGAGTAAATCTGATAGTGACGATTTTGGGCCTGATAAGGGGCCTCGTAGAAGTGTGGAGCATGAGGACGTAGTTAAGAAGATCGATATCAAGAGCTTCAAGGAGAAGCAGGCACTTGAGACTCTCCGACTGATGCTCAAGCAGATGAAGGACAGTGTAGACAGGAATGTGGAGACCACCGACACCAGCAGGTACAACAGGTTCAATGCGGCTGAATTCCTGGAGGATCTGGCTGCGGTGGAGGCCCACGTTAAACGAGAATTTACCTGCATAAAGGAGTAATTATCTTACTCCTTTATAATTATAAGTGATTTTAATGATTCTTTCCGAAAAAATAAGCCCTCTGATGTGGGGGATGATAATCATATTACTCACCGCCATAGGGTGTGCTGATGTCCATCTGGCAGGCAACTACACCGGCACAGGTACGGTATCCAGTTGGTCAGATGGCCCGGACCATAAGCTCTCTGCCAGCGCTACAGGCCCGAGCGAGTTATACTTGCAGGTCGATCTGGCGGACAGCAAGAACTCCTCAGTTTTCCAGGGGCTCCAGGCCGAGCAGGCTGCCGCCTTTGTGGCCCGGACACCTGAATATACCCTGAGGGTCCGAGACGCCTCGGATTTCAGGGGCACGGCTGACCTCCAGCGGGAGAGCACCATCGAAGTGACGGAGGAGATTATCACCGAGGTCTCAAATGATAGTCTGGTGCAAATCACAGAGACAGTCTACACCGATGCTTCCGTTTTGACTTCCATCCAGGGCAGTGCCGGGCAGTTCTCGGAGGACATAGACATCAGCTATGCAGGCAAGGCGCGGGCCTTGAAGCTCCGAGAGCTGGACGGCTCCGGGAATTTCAGCCTTGATACAATCCTGCAGCTATCCGGGCAGCAGGTCAAGAATGGCTTTGGCCTGTTGAATGAGACTGAAGCTTTCGACAGGCGCACGGCTATTGCAGTCGATCCAGAGACCGGCATAGGACCAATGGGGGGGATCTGAGATGCCATTTCAGAGAGGAGGAGACGGCGAGAAGGATTGGCTGGAGGGATGCGTGCCCTGGAATGGGAAGGAAAAGTACCTGCCAACCGGGGCGCTCCTGCCCCCTAAGGTCAATGTCCTCCGTCTCGTCAAGTCCTGGGACGTGCTCCGGGGCGATGAGGTCAAGAGAGGCGTCAAGACAGCAGCCATTCAGGCGGATGACATCATTGTCTCAGCCACCCCCAATAATGCAGCCATCCGGGCCGTGTTGAACACATATGGCGAAGATCAATTCCTGTTCACTGATGCCAATGGTAGGCAGCTGAAGCCCAAGGCATGGGTTCGGAAGTATAAGACTAACCCATTCGTTGTTTTAGCGATCATGAGAAAATCGAGAGGCATTACATGAAATCGATATCAATAGTTCTGTTGGCCTTCCTCATCACGGCGGGCTATGCACTGGCTGATAACTATGTCGGAGACGCCAAAGGCCCGGATGATCCCAGAGCGGCCCAGATAGGCAGCAACCAGAGCATTGCGCTCGACCTATCCGGCGTGCATAGCATGGATCTAGGGAGCCAGGCGCTCGGCAAGACTGGCATCGAGGTAATTGAGCTCTCCGGCACTGATCCGTCAGTATTCCTGACCCCTGCATTCAAGAAGGTGGGAGCAGGCGACGGCGGCAGCTATGGGGCCTGGAAGCC